TTACGAAGGTATGTTGGTTGTACGTAGTGAGTTGCGTAGTATGTGTTCACATCATCACCAGCCTGTTAGCGGTGTTGCTTATATTGGTATCATCGCCGCAGATAAACTTATCGGACTTAGCAAGTACACACGTATTGCACAGTGGTGTGCTCGACGTGGCACATTACAAGAAGAACTTGCTAACGACATTGCTCGTGAAATTGCCAAGGCAACAGATGCCAAACACTTAGGTGTTTACATACAGGCAGTGCATGGGTGTTGCGAGAACAGGGGCATAATGGCACACTCAAGTCTTACACAGACTAGTGTACTTAAAGGTGCGTTTAAAGATGATCCGGGTACAAAGAAAGAATTTTTTGACAACATTAAATTGCAACAAGAATTTGCTCCGCGATGAAATACATTACAAACAAATCAGGTACCATTAACTTACCTTGGGAGCCCGGGTCGTTAGAATGGTTACGAGAAAATTATCCAGCAAGCGATTATAGAATTGTAGGAATAGAATACGAGTATGTTTAATAGCATTTTAAAACTGTTAGATAAGATAGGTCGTAAACGTATTGTATTAGATAGAGCAAGTAACGAACCTTATTTAGAACGTTACTATTTGTTTTTAAAAGATCGTAAACGTTTTCCATTTAATGTATTCTTACATAAGTTTTTAAAATCAGATCCGGATGATTTACATGATCATCCTTGGCCCTATGCAACAATTATTTTAAAAGGTGGATACTATGAATGGATTCCAACTTATGATTCTCAAGGCAGTAAACTATACGAAATGGCTGTTTGGCGAGGACCCGGCAGTTTTCGTATATCTAGTGCTGATAGTTTTCACCGTATTGAATTGGATCCAGATGTAACTTGTTGGACACTGTTTATGCCAGGTCCACAAAAACGTGAATGGGGTTTCGCTACTCGAGCAGGATGGGTGCAGCACGATCAATATATAGAAAGTAAAATAAATGGATACTAAAGTACACGAAATTATGAATATTGCTTCTGAAGAATGTGCAGAAGTAATTCAAGCAATTAGTAAATGTCACAGATTTGGTTTGAATAACTATAAACCAGGCAAGCCACTAACTAATGCTCAACACCTAGAAGTAGAATTAGGGGATTTACTTGCTATGGTAGATCTGTTAAAATCTAATAACATTGTAACACAAGAAGGTCTTGATATTGCAAAAGCAGCCAAGATTGAAAAACTTAAGAAATGGTCTAACATATATGAGTAAATTAAAAATAGCAGAATTGTTTTATTCAATTCAAGGAGAAGGACGCTATATGGGAGTGCCCAGTGTCTTTCTTAGGACCTTTGGCTGCAATTTTTCTTGCAGGGGTTTCGGTATGCCACGTGGAAAACTAAGTTCAGAAGCCGAAGACATTGCAGAAGTTGCACATATGTATAACAAATACGAATTACTTCCACTTGTGAGCACAGGATGTGATAGTTATGCATCGTGGCATCCGAGTTTTAAAAATCTAAGCCCAATGCTTACTAGTGATGCTATTGCAGATCGCATTGCAGAAATTATTCCTCACGGTGAATGGCGAGATGAACACTTGGTTATCACAGGCGGTGAGCCTTTGCTAGGTTGGCAACGTGCTTATCCAGACTTACTGAATCATCCTAAGATGCAGGGTTTAAAAGAAATTACATTCGAAACCAACGGTACTCAAGAACTTACATCAGAGTTCAAGCAGTACTTGCATACTTGGAAATCACATCATGACAAAGATTTTTGGAGAGAGATCACATTTAGTGTAAGTGCTAAATTGCCTTGTAGTGGAGAAAAGTGGGAAGATGCAATTAAGCCAGAGATTGTGTGCGAGTATGAAAAATACGGTACAGCATATCTTAAGTTTGTGATTGCCAACGACCAAGATTTTGCTGATGTTGAACGTGCCGTTACTGAATATCGTGCTGCTGGATTTACAGGTCATGTATACTTGATGCCAGTCGGCGGTGTGGAAAGTGTTTATGCGATGAACAATCGTGCAGTAGCAAACCTAGCAATGAAGAACGGGTTACGATACAGTGATCGACTACAAGTACCGTTGTTTAAAAACGAATGGGGTACCTAATGAAAAAAATTATTAAAAAACTTTTTGGCATTGACAAGATAGAAGCCGATATAGTAAAAGCAGTAGAGGCAGAAGAGCAGCGGCTTAAGGAGCAAGAAGAGCGGCTTAAGGAGCAAGAAGAGCAATTAAAGGAAGAAGAAATGGAACTTTTAAAAAAGAAAAATCCTAAAGAGTATGCTACTAAAAATAAAGAACCGTGGGTAGCCGTTTTAGATACTCATGTTAACAAAGAAAATGTTCGTAACGGATTTTTTGAACTTGACTGGAATGAATACTTTGTGTTACAATTACGAAGTGCAGGCTATTCTGGTAATACAGATGAAGAAATAGTCGACTTATGGTTCCAAGAACTTTGCAGAAATGTCGGTGCTGAAGAAGATGTCGATATGGAACGTAGAGGTAGTGGATATATTAATCGTGCCCTTAGAGATGACGGCAAAACAGAGGTCAGTTAATGGAAACATATATTATTGTAGACACAGCAAATACTTTCTTTCGTGCTAGACATGTAGTTCGAGGCAGTGTAGAAGACAAAGTCGGTATGAGCATCCATACTGTGTTAAGCAGTGTTCGCAAAGCATGGAGAGATTTTAAAGGATCCCATGTTGTATTTGCATTAGAAGGTCGCAGTTGGCGTAAGGATTATTATGCTCCCTACAAGCGGCAACGTACCGAAGCAAGAGCAGCACAAAGTCCAAAAGAACAAGAAGAAGATCGTGTTTTTTGGGAAACATTTGACGAATTTAAATCCTTTATTTCAGAAAAGACTAATTGCACAACATTGCAACATCCACAGTTAGAAGCAGATGATCTAATTGCAGGATGGATACAAAGTCATCCAAATGATAATCATATTATTATTTCAACTGACGGGGACTTTGCTCAACTTATTGCACCTAATGTAAAACAATATAACGGTGTCAGTCAAGTTACAACTACTCACGAGGGATACTTTGATGAGAAAAATAAACGTGTAAAAGATAAAAAAACCAAAGAAGAAAAGCCTGCTCCTAATCCAGAATGGCTGTTGTTCGAAAAGTGCATGCGTGGAGATACTAGCGACAATGTGTTTAGTGCATATCCTGGTGTTCGAGTAAAGGGAACAAAAAATAAAATTGGACTTACAGAAGCATTTAACGACAAACAGTCTAAAGGGTTTGCATGGAACAATATGATGCTACAGCGATGGACTGATCACGAAAGTGTCGAACATCGTGTGTTAGATGATTATAATAGAAATGTAGTGCTATGTGACTTGACTGCACAGCCGGATAATATTAAACTGTTGATAACAGAAACAATTAATAATGCAACTTCAGTTGATAAAAATATTAGCCAAGTAGGCATTCGATTGTTAAAATTTTGTGCAACTTATGACATGCAAAAAGTCAGTGAGCAGGTGCAAAGTTATGCAGATCCATTAAACGCAAGGTATACAATATGACAACAATTGCAAAAGTATTAGTTCCTAATAAAAGTTGGTTGTTAGAAGACAACGGACTAAAAATAGGTACACTAAACAAACAAAGAAGTTCTTATTATATTTTAAAAAACGGCGAAGAACTTTCATTAGGTAATGCAAAAGACCTACAGGAAAAATTAGGCAATATATTATTTGAACCAGAATTAACCAAAACATATGTAACTAAAGAATATGCAGTGTACGAATATCCATGCAATTCAAAACCTTACGGAGCAGTTTATAATATTAAACGTAAATTACCTATATATGCAAAAAGTACAAAAAGCAAAAGTCAGTACTGTGCAGGCTATTATGTAATTAAATTCCGTAAAGGATGGGTTAAAAGTTATTGTCCTAAACTAATTACTCTAGATAGATATCCATTTTACGGACCGTTTAAAAGCGAATCAGAAATGAAAAATATGCTATCTACTATTAATAAAAAAGAAAATGAAACAAATTAATACATTATCAATAGAAAATTTCTTGGAAAAGGCTCGAATTGCAGTCAAATCTAATCAAAAACAGATAGTTTTAGACATTAAAGAAGCCCAGGCATTATACGATAGTATAGCGCTAGTAATGACTAGACTAACTGGCAAATTAGATGCTGAAATAAATAAACCTGTAGAAGAAACTGTTATTCAAGTGGCAATGGACGGCGGCGGATTTAAGGAGTAGACTACTAAATATATGCGTATATAACTGGAGATTGTACGTATATGAGTAGACCTAAACCAAATGTGTTATTAGAGATAACAAACAAACAAACATATAAAACTGAACAAGTTTTAGAGTCTGATGCTATATGGGCAGTGTTTTATAAAGATAAGCCAGTTAATCTTAAAACTACAAGTTTTATTGCTCAAGATACCGGACCTAAATATAAAAAAGTAAGTTTTTCAAATAGCGGGCATGCGTACAATCTTGCAGAAAAACTTAATAAAACTTTTAATTGTAATGACTTCTCCGTTTATAAATTAACATCTGGAGAAAAAATTGTTGACGAATCAAAGAAATGATATCACTTGTTATGTACTAAAATCATTAGGAAAGCAATACGACAACGAATATGTAAAAAATATGCTTCCTAGATTTTGGGTTAATCCTAGGCAAAAAGAGTCAGGCGGGCTTAGACTAACCGAAGACGGATATAAATGGCTCAAAGAAGCCGATATCAAAGACTACCAAATTGATATTCCAAAAGGAATAAGTTGGACAAACCAATTAATTATTTGGTTAGATCAGTATGTAGAAAGCCCATTTTATCTTACATCCAAAAGTATATTTGTTTTCAATGAGCGCATGGCTGTACAATTGGTATTATTTTCTGGAAATGTTGCTAAATTTGGATTAACAAAAGCCAAGGCTGTTGCAAGAAAACAACAAGAAAATAGTTGACATAGAAACTGAAAACCTGTATAATTTATACATACACTAAAAAGCAGTGTATTAAATTTCAAACACTATTTCAAAGGATTTAAAATGGCAGAATCAATGAGCGGCAACCGTACTGTTAGCCCTAACGAAGCAAAGCGTAGTTTGCGTAAATGTGTAAAAATTCAACGTCCTGTGTTTATGTGGGGTCCTCCAGGCATTGGTAAGTCTGACATTGTTCATCAAATTGGTGCAGAACAAGAACGTGAAGTTATCGACGTTCGATTAAGCCTGTGGGAACCTACTGACATTAAAGGTATTCCGTATTATAATGCAGATATGAAGACTATGACTTGGGCTCCTCCTTCAGAGTTGCCGACTGATCCAGAATCTACTGCTATTCTGTTTTTGGACGAATTAAACTCTGCGGCTCCTGCTACTCAAGCGGCTGCGTATCAGTTAATCCTAAACCGTAAGGTTGGTACCTACGTGTTGCCAAAAGGTGTTAGTATTATTGCCGCAGGTAATCGTGAAACTGATAAAGGTGTAACTTATCGTATGCCTGCTCCGTTGGCTAACCGATTTGTTCACATTGAGTTACGTACTGACTTTGACGACTGGTTGATGTGGGCTACTAGCAATCGAATCCATGA